GCACCCGCTGGAGCCTGCTCAATCAACGGCATGAGCTTTTGAGCCATCGTATCCAAGTGAACAATGTCATTGTCTCTTGGAGATACAGGAACGTCTTGTCCCGCGATGATAGACTGCAACTCGATAATCTGCTGACGTGTCGCCTCAATTGCCAACGCCTCAACCTGATCTTTTGGAAGGATGACTTGGTTGGCAATGCTTTCGCCCATCTTGCGTGACCAATCGAGTTTCAGCAACTCGTCTTGGTTCACTTGCGGATTTCCCATGTAACGCTGGATCATAAGATCAAGCATCGCGTTGTCTTGGGCTTGCGTGTCAGGCAGCAATTCTTCCGCTGGACTATATGCCATGAGCAAAATGTCCGCTGGAGGAAGATTTCGTTCAAGCATATTCAAGCAGCAAAAAATAGCGTCTTCGTCCAAGTGTTCTGGAACCTCGAAAGGAACAAGGAACGATGGTAAGTCCATCACGGAACGATCAAAGGCATCAACAACTTCACGCCTTGCCCATGTTGCGGATGGAACCATTTGGCGAGCGATGTCAAGACGAGTTTTCAACTCAGCGGCAGCTTTGACGTGTTCTGGATGACAGATGCCTCGTTGCATACGCTCAACTGCCTTGCTGTATTGCTTCGTCCAGCGCATCAGGATGCCTTCGCGGAGTTGGTTTTCAATAGCGGCAACGCGATTGACTTCAGATGCCGTGCGATTTCCTCCTTGCGCTTCCATTGGCATTCCCGGCAAGAATGTTCCAACTTGGATCTCAGCAAGACCAGAAATGAACTGATCCAAACGCAGGAAGTCATCAACGTCCGCTGGCAAGTTTTGCGAAATCACTTCATATCCTTCAGCGATATAGCAAACAGGGTGATGGACAGTCAGTGGTGCTGCTCCTGCCTTTGCGTTTGGCCCCTTCTTGAGCAACAGCATTCCTTTCAGATACACATTGTCCACAACAAGGTTTCGAGCTTTGTCAACTGCAATATGCGTGTTGTAAAGATCGCGTCCTGCACCACGGGAACCCATTAGGTTGCCATTTCCTATCTCGATAGCGAACAACGCAAGGCACTCACTCATCTTGTTGTAACGATCAATCTGAGTGCAAATCTCGTCTCCGCTCTTATCGTCAAACAAGAATCGGCTAATCTTGCCGTGCGGTTCTTTTATCAGCAACTCGCCAAGCTCAACATACTTTGCATCATTCTCGTAGCTTGCGCCATACGATCCCTCACGAATCCAGTCCTCGTATCGGCGTGCGTCATCATCAGCATCAAGCGTCCTGCCAGCAGGAATTGCGTTGTTAATTGCCTTTACAAGATTCTTGATGTGCCATCCTGCCATTGCGGCGGTAACAGGGTCTTCAAGCACTGGCATCAACTCGGCAATTTGGTATCGACGTTTTCTTGCCCAAATCGGTGTTGAATCCACCTCTTGCGGAGTTTCAATCGAAAAGAAAGTATAATCTTGGCGCAGGAACTCTGGTTTCCAATCGCGCAAATCGTCCCAGCATAGACCACAAAATCCGAATGTGGTGTTTTCATGGACAACTTGCGCCACGATGTCATCGTGACCACTCCATCCACGGATGCACTTTGTTACCTCTTCACGAAAAACTTTTGTTTTGTTTTCGGCATCTACTCCTTCGACTGGATATTTTGAGAAAGTGAGAGTTGTAGCCTGTTCGATGACTTGACGAAACGGAGGTTGAATTCGGCTAACCATTGTGGAAAGAAAACCAGTAGGACGATTAGACCTCCAATTTTGGCCCATGCTTTCCAGTTTTTTTGCCGCATACGGAGGCTCGTTGTTGAGCTTCTTTTGAATCAGTTGATTCTTCCTATTCCTCTCGACATTCTGCTGCTTGAGCCTGCGATAAGCAGAGTGCGCTTGCGAGGCATCTTTAAATGTCCGCTTAACCTGCAAATTATCTTTATTGACAATATCATTATTCCCAGTAGTGGGATCAACAACATCCAAATCAAGAATGCGAGGTTTGTCATAAGCGTTAGTAATGCGAGGAGATTTTGTCGCATATGTATCAGTTACTATTGCTGGTAACGGTTTTAATACGTCCGCCATAATTTATTTTTATTTATTCAAATTTATCCAACAATTTTTAGGTGTATTTGATGTTGCTGACAATTGTTTTTTGAACATGAATACGGCACTCCTATTGTCATGGCGCATCACATTGCAACCACCAAGGCTAACGGAAGTTTCCGTATCTTTACCATTTCTAACGCTGGCAGACACACGTTCCGCAGAAGAAACGCATGAAGCACAACCTGATTTCCACGATTTATTTTCTGGACAAGTCTTGCAAACTTGCGCTCGTTGCTCTGCCAATTCATCAGAAACAAGCAAGTGCTTCTTGCTGGAATTCAAAATATTTTTAGCCCAAACAGTAATATCGTTAAGCAATTCAGTTTTTGATGTTGGTGGATTTACGCTTGACACAACAACCATGTCAACCCCGTGACAAAAATTAGGCCAGTTAGAACAAATAAAACTATTGACATCACCATCAACGTCGCCAATTGGCAAATGATTTTCTGCACGATAATTTTCAACAGTTGTCAAAAGGGCTTCATAAGAATGAGATGTTAGTTTTACATCTCCTTCCATGTAATGCCATCCTCCGGGCGGGATCATTCCAGTAATAGGTTTTGCCATAATTTCGTGTTGTTTAATTTAAAATTTTAAATCTTGCAAGCATAATTTATCATTTATGATAAATAAAACAAGCGATCTGATGTCAACACATCACATTTGATAAATAAAGCAAGTAATCGGCACTTAGTGCATCACATTTGATAAATAGATCAAACCACATTTGATTATACGCTATTTTGGATATGTTGCATTTATTCGCTAAAGTCAATAAATTCTATCTTATCCACGATAGAAACCATTCCACGATCCATTAACCTTGGAGTATCTTTTCTGCCTTCTACCATAGTCGCAGTTGATCCTGCGCGTTGTCTCATAAGAAACACAAGCATGGAAAGTGAATCCAGTGCGTCAGGTGATGGTTGCCGTGTTCGCTTAACATAATCTTTTTTACTTTCCACACGAACCATGCCTTTTCCTTTTTGCATATAACGCCTTCCTGTAGCTTGACGCACAAGTTGATCGTTGCTGAACCCCGGAGATATTTTTAGGTATTCAAACTCAAGATACTTGGATAAACCAAACAAAAGTTCCGTAACAACCCCGTTATAAAGCTCGCTCGCCTTCTGCGTGTCATCGCCAAGGATGTGTGTATCCGTTGCTGCCCAAGAATAATTTACTCCAAGCACTTCACTGCCAAACAATGTTTTTAATGAGTCATGGATACCCGCACCATTTCCAGTTCGGTCAACGCACAACCAGTTCGGAGAAATTTTCATGTTCTTGCAGAACTTGATAATGTTTGCAGTCTGCTCCAGTGTTGCAGCTTTTGGGAACGTCATCTGAGAATCCAATTGCAGCACAGTCCTCGGAGATTTGAATTCAATAAACTGACCGCTCATTGGTGTCCATCCATCAGAAAGACCAAATCTGCCAAAGGAACAAACAACAGTGTCATTGCCTTCCAACGCCAAGTCAAACGCAGCCAGCGGCACTACAGGCCCAATAAACCTCACGTTACCCATCGCGTTATCAAGCATTGACGGAGTAATGATTGACATACTGATACCTTCTTGCGGGAACCAACCACGCGCCATAGTAAAATATTCCGCAGTCCTTCCCTTGGCCTCGTATGCTGTGTAGCCTTCGTTTGTCTGCAAGCCGGGGAAAACAATTCTTTCCTCAATGACGTTTTCGCACCTCGCGGCATCAAGTCGCAAGACGTGCCATCCATCGCGTGAATCCCATTCAAAGTCATCCTCGCAATCAACTGATCCCCAACCGCGCTCTGGTTCGCATCGCTTACCAAACTCGCTTGTTCGATCCTTCGGGTTACTTGCCGCAAATATTTTAATTCTACCCTTTGCGCCTTCCGAATCAGCGGCAGACAAGATGTTTTGCAAACCTTCCCACACCCCAGCAGGAACTTCTTCTGCTTCGTCCAGCACAACGTGAGTTCTTGACATTTGCCCCCATGTCGGATGCGGTTTACCTGATCTTGGACTTGGGTGGAATCCACGGAGAGTTCCAGTTCCACTATCGCCTTTCGGAATAGCTACAAGGTGGATTCCGTTCTTGGAATCATTATTGGCTTGTATACTTTTTACAAGCGTTTCGCTTCCATCAAATTCTGGCCTAACCAATGCAGTTGTATAAAACTTTTTAATAGCAGCAAATACGTTACGTTGAGCGTGTTCAGCAGTAAGTGAAACAACTTTAATACAAGTGTAGTGAGGATCACGCATCCAATCCAGCAAAAACCATGCCGCCGCACCAAACGTCTTGCCCATAGCACCAGCACCTTGGATCAACAACTTGTCGTGATCAAACAAGCATCTCCATGTATCCATCGAAGATCGCGGTCGCCAATCGTAAACTTGCTGACCCCACAAAATAGTAGCAGCAGCTTCAAACTGATCTTTGTTGAGTAGTTCGTTTACAAACTGCAATACAACACTCTTTGCAAACGGCAGGTCTAATTTGAAATTGCCAGTTGTAGTTGAAACATTTGTTATAATATACTTTGCGGCAAGCAATATCCCGCGATCTTCATCAGTCGCGTTATCAACCTCGGCGCGAATTTTTTCTGCCAAGGCAATTGCGTTTTTAACATCTGCTGTCAAATTAGTTCTGGTAATTTTCGTTCGTGAACCATTTCGTTTATCACTTGGCGAACATGATGTAAAGTCTCAACGCAGCATTGTTTACGTTCTTTAGTTTCATCGTCAATGTAATGCGTAAATTCTCCAGTGTGGTAACGCACGGCAGATCGAAGCTCCTGATCGATGTCGTTCAATGTCAACAACGCATCCAATCCAGCGCAGGCATATTTGAAATCCCACTCCTGCTCTGGCAGGTTAAATTCAAGAGTTGCTTTCGCTTCCATTTTCAATTTTTCCTTCCGATAACCAAATGCGGGTGTTTGACATTTCATCAAACTCCTTACTCCATTCCTCTCTGGTAATTTCTCCAGACATATATTTGTCGTTTGATTTTCTCTGAGCTTCTGATCTTGTCATGTTTTTTTGTTTTATATTCATATATTCTTGCCAGAATCTGTCACAATTCGACAGATATGTGCAAGAATTTTGTTTATCCTTACCCCATCCTCAACTCTGCACGAACTAATGCGCGTTGGATGAAACTCTCTTTCGCTATCACTCACCTCAACAATATTCAAAATATCCAAGAATTCCTTGCACAATGATTTCAAATCTTCAAGCTCATATCGGAGTTGATATGTTTCTTTCGGAGTCCAGTCAGCAGGACATCCGCACTCTCCAGCATCATACGCATGGCACTTGCAATCTTTGCCTGCAAAATATGTTTTAAGATTCTTCCTGTTCTTTTTCATATCCCATGTCCTCCGATAATCTCGCATGAAACGAATCCTCACCATCGTCGCCAGATAACAAGTAATCTATGCGTCGAATATACGTAGCGGCAGCAAGAACAAATGTAACGCCAATCAACAACTCGTAAATTGTCTCGTCGCTATAATTCCTTCCAATCAGTTGACCATATTCGTCAACCTCCTGAGAAGTGTTGTTATCAACGATCCTTTGAATTTCTTCTGCAACATCCTCCAACTTATATTGCACGTAATCGAAATGTCCTCCGCTCATAGTTTCCAAAAGTTCTGGTTTAACCAAGTTATTGCTACTCCAGCGTCAATCACGTCCTTGGGTTCAATGCAATTGTCGCTGATTATTCCATGATCCTGCAATGCGTTCATCGCTTTTACTGGATCAAGTTTTTCATATTCAATATATTGTTCAAGTGAATTCATCGTTTTCCGAATATCGTATCGAAAATGTTCATTGCAGATTCGCTATGCTTAATTGGTTCTGGATAATCATCTTCCTCGCCATCGTCTTCAAACTCTTGATTGAATCCAGACTGAAACGCAACATCCCAAGTTTGATTAAACATTTTACGCAAACCTCTTGCTGACATCGTTATTGTTCCTAAACCATCAAATGACGGGTTCCTCTCAACATACTTTGCCCATAATTGTTGTTTAGTCATTGGTTTCCTTTCAGCGCATCGTCGCGCTCTTGCTTGTATCTACCGCACATCGCCGCCCACTCGTCGCGTTCAGAAATAAACTTTGCCTCTCTCTCTGAAGACATACCCAACAACCTCGCCTGTTTCAACGATTCCCTCGCCTCGTCGCGCTCTTGCTCAAGTTTCTGCGCGTGGTCACGCATTTCACTGTAACGATCTTGTAGAACGCGAGGGGTATGTAGTTCGCAGTCCAAAGCATCCGTCTCTGGTGTAGGTCGCTCGCTCATTTTGTTTCCTCTCTTTTGCATATTATGCAATCTCCCATCATGTCTTTGTAGAAATAACAATCGTGATATGTAAGAGGGGCAAGTGCTTTTATTGCCTCCCTCGCCTCGTCTCGCTCGCGCTCAAGACGGCGAGCAAATGCTGCACTTACGCCAGTTTCCATGTCAAAAAAACCACTTTCGCAATCCGTCTCTGGTGTTGGTCGCTCGCTCATTTTGTTTCCTCCTTTAGTTGTTCAAGTTCATTGCGTAATCTCTGTGCATTCGTTTCGTTGAACCATGCTAAATCCTCAATCGCTTGCTCCGCAATTTCCCGCGCCTCGTCGCGTTCGCGGATTGCTTTTTCTTTTTCAGAAACAGCTTTTTTTGCTCCGATGTTTTCTGCAATTGACCTGTATTCTGCTAATTCTTTCCGCACCTCATCGCGCTCTTGGAGAATGCGCTCGTAGTGATTGCGCGTCATTGTCGCAATGTCTCCATTCGCACGATCCATCAATGCCTCGTCGCGCTCGCGTTCAAGTTTCTCACACTTCACAGTTAGCGTTGCTGCTAATCGAGCTGGTGAATGGTCAGCTATTTTAGCATTACGGACAATCATATCTGTCTCTGGTGTGTCACTCATATCCATGCTCCATTCTCAACTTGCTCAATGTTGATCTGAATGCTCCACAAATGCGTCCAAACCGATTGCTCTTGCAACCATCCGAAAAATGTTGACATGGCATCTGGACTTGACTTTGCCTTGGTAAACAACTCGCCACTGAAAATGTTCTTTGGCGAGCTATATGCGATTTTGTATGTATTCATATATTTATTAATTCTATTTTGAAATCTGCCGCGAGAAGAATTGTCGATTCATCCGTTGGATAGGTTTCGCGGTAGACGATACGCCTGATGCCATACGATGCAAGCGATTTTAAACAATTATTGCAAGGTAGCGTTGTAGACGCAATCAACCGACATTCATTTGGCTTGACATGACGCAATGCGTTCTGCTCCGCATGGACGACATACTTCCTCCTGCGCTCACGATCCGTCCAGTCCTCCACCATGTGCGCTGGGAATCCATTGTAGCCACAAGCCGCAATCGTGTTGTCATGCCGCAACAGCACTGCACCAACCTGCCTCCACGGGTCTTTGCTCTTCTTCGCCACCACCTCGGCAATGCCAAGCGCGTATTCATCCCAGTCACTCATTGCATTCCCTTCAAGATTTTGTTTATCGCAAGCAAACGCAACCGCTCGTTCTCGTCAGCCAATGAGTCATGTGGCAACAAGTCCGCATCGCTATAGAATGTCGTTGCAGGCTCAGGAATAGCCACGCCAGTATAGGTGTTCTGCTCAACAATTGGAACGGCATCTGGAGCCTTGTCTTCACGCAGATACATTTCCTTCAAGTTAGGCGTTGTGCCTTTCGGATATGTCAAGACTCTTTTTTCCGTGTATGTCTCTTTTGCTGTGCCACACGCGCACAGGGCCAAGCAGGATGCAAGCAATATATTTTTCATTGGCATGACTCGCAGGTTTCATCATCAAGTTTGCAGACTTGCTCGATTTTAACGTCATCGAAATCATCCTCGATGAACGGAATCTTCTTGTCTTCCTTCATTTCTTCCGCCTTGTCAGCTCTCGCAATTGCCTGCTCGTTGCTATAGCTACCGCTCGCATAGCGTCTGCTTAACTTTTCTTTATTCGCGTTTATGCAATCTTCAAGCGACAATTCAAGCTCGTTCAAAAGCCCAGTCAGATAAAACAGGATGTCTCCTGCCTCCTCGACCACGTGTTCAATGTTGATTGGCTTCTGGTAGATGCAATGCTTCTTCACTGCATCAAGTAACTCGCCTGCCTCGCCAGATACTCCTACTGCCATGTGGAGCAAATGCGCTTGCTGTGGTGTCAACTGACGAACGATCTCAGCTCCGGGCTTAACGATTGCGTTCACGAACTGCTGGTATGGTGTTGTATTACTCATGTGTGTATGTGTTGTAGTAAGCTGATCCGAAACATCCAGACTC